CGACAGATAGGTTCCTTGGAACAAAAGGTTGTGGATCTTAAGGAAAAAGAGCGAGAAATGAAGGAGATTGAGGCAGAGTATGCTGCTTACGATTTATTCATGCGCTGTACTCATTCAAATGGAATCGCTTACGATATTATTAAGAAGCGGCTTCCCGTCATCAATGCGGAGATTGCTAAGGTTCTATCTAACATTGTTGACTTTGAAGTTTTCTTTCAGGAAGATGGGCGAAAGTTGGATGTTCTTTTGAAGCACCCTAAGCACGAGCCACGACCGATTGAAATGGGCTCAGGCGCCGAAAAAACTGTGGCGTCAATGGGCATACGTTTGGCGCTTCTTTCCATCTCTTCATTGCCAAAAGGAAACATCTTTATTCTTGATGAGCCCGGCACAGCCCTGGATGAAGAAAACATGGAAGGCTTCATTCGAATGCTCCAGTTAATAAAGATGTATTTTAAGACTGTGATCCTAATCTCTCATTTAGATTCACTAAAAGACATGGTAGATATGGAAATCACGATTGATAAAGTTAAGGGCTTTGCCCAAGTAAAACAATAGCTACTGGGAACCTAAGTTATAACCATAGACTTGACTGAAATAAGCCTTTATAGCTAATTGTTTAGTCATAGGGTTGCCAACATACCAACTCCAAGGAATGGTCGCACTAATTTGAGCTATAGCCGAGAGCGTAGCTCGAATGTCTTCTTCAATCCATTCTACTTGCTCATCGGTGGGGTCCTCGATGTCGAGATCCAAATCGAGCGCGATGGTGTATAAGACATACCAGTTTAACTGATCATAAGCCTGCATTGCTTTCTTAAAAATAGATTCTCGACGTTTTGCCTCTTCCGGAGAAGTTTCATTAACATTAATTTTGTCCGGATGGGTTAATTCTGCAATTTTATGAAACAGTTTCTTCAAAAGTCCAGCCTTGTCTGAAGCGTCCTCGGGTACACTCTCCTCTGACTCTTCCTCGACCGTGTGGTCAGTTGTTACAAGATCCCCGGGCTTTGGCTCTTCTTCCAACAATTCTTTTTGCATCCGCCGCTCCTCAGAACGTCTTAGATTTTCTAAATCTTTTTTAGCTTTCTCCTCCATGATTTTCTTTAGTCGTTTTCGTTCTTTGGGAGGCAACGAGTTTAGAACGGAGTTAACTTCTTCAGCGAAAAGTTTTTTGGCTTCATCATTTAATTCTTCATGATACTCTAAATCGGCATGAACAAACTCAGCGTTTTTTAAAGTTTTTTTAAGTTTAAATTTAAGCTGCTTTGACATACTTTGAATCCTAAGCTAATTATTGAGAAAGGCGGGAATTATGAAACACATTATAGATAGGGCACTCAACAAGCTTATTTCCAGAAAGTTGATGGCTTGGGGCACCGCAACAGGATTGCTCCTTTTTGCTGATTTGGCATCTGGAGATTGGGTTATTATTACCTGTGTATATATTGGGGGCCAAACGGTCGTTGACACCGTGGCGCGCCTTAAAGGATACAAGTAATGACGCTTATTAAATTAAAGACAATAGCAAAGAAAACATGGCTATGGGCTAAGAAGTTTTGGTGGGCCATCGTATTTGGTTTGGGCTTCATCATAGTGTTGCTCCTATGGGCTCTGACACGCAACGGGGCGTACGTGGCAGCATTGGTGGAACTTTTGGAAACCAAGAGAGATGCACACGATCAGGAAATGGAAACTTTAGCGCACATCCACAACACAGAGATCACGGAAAAGAACTTGCGTTTGCAAGAGCACCTCAAAAGAAAAAAAGAAATAAAAGATGAGCTAGAGAAAAAAGGCGAAAGCTTAGATAAAGAAAAAGAAGCAGAACTTAAAAGAATTGTGGATGAAGGCTATAATGATCCAGAGAAGCTAGCCAAAGAGTTAGCTGAAGCTTTTGGAATAGAGAATGGTTAATAAGTTAGTAACATTTTATTTAATAGCATTCTTAATCTTCCCGACCACTGTAATCGCCGACGAAACAGATGAAGTTAACTTCCCTGATTATGCGGTAATCCCAGTGGAGGCGGGAGATATGGTGCCGTTTGATGGGGTTCTATTGTCGTTGGACGCAGCTGCAAAAATGACAATAGATAAGAAGTTTGAAGATGCAGAGTGTGACCTCCGTGTGGAGTACGAATTGAGACTCCAGAAGGAAGACTACGAGTTGCAGTTAAGCTTTAAGACAATTGAAATTCAAGCGTGGACTGATAAGTATGAATCAATGATGATCCTTAAGACAGCTGAAAATGATAGGCTGCAAGATCTGGTAATGAACCAAAAACCAGCCGACGGACCGTTGCTCGTTGCTTTAGGGTTCGGTATTGGAACGTTAACGTCCCTGGGGATTTTTGCCCTGTCGACGGAGATAGTGCAGTGACGGTAGACCAGGAGTATCTTGCAAATTTAGAAAAAGCCATATCTCAGAAATATGGCGAAGAAGCAATCAATAACCCTAAGCGTTTTTGGAATGAAGAAAAGGAACAGGATTACCTTACCCAATCTCAAGAAGAGACGAAGAAGTTTGCTAAATTAGCAGAGACCCAGGACAAAGTAGAAGAAGACGGATTTTTAATAAACAAAAAACTACTTACTAGAGACCACAATAGGACTTGTCCTGTTTGTCGCAAATATTCTTTTCGTTCTAAAGACGATTTGTATATGAATAAGTTCGAAGCCTGCTTCGGTTGTTATGTACGATTCGTGGAAGGACGAGAGGAAAGATGGGCAAGCGGTTGGCGACCCAACGAGGAAAAATAACATGGCGACAGTATACGAAATTATTAAAGGCATCAATCAGGCGGCAGCAAACGCTTATGACGGCGCACACGAAGAAGAGTTACAAGCAGACGGAGTGGCTCGCAAGGTAGGATTAGCTCGTGAAGACGGGCACTATATCAACGATCGTCGAGTGATGGATGGCTTTAAGGTATCCTTTCACGGACCAATTCTGCGAGTCAAGTATCAAGCAGAGGTTCGTATCAAGGACGTTAAGAACAACGGCTTTGAAGATGAGATCGCCGGACAGATTGCCGAGATCGTCAAATTCTTGAAGAAAGAATATAAGACAATTACGGGAGACACTCTGACCCTCACGAAAGAAGGTGAGCCTCGAATTCTCGTGCAGCGCATGTCGAATTACCGCACTGATTGCCAGGCACAATGTGATTATCGAATTGGCGGATTGACGGATGTTGGAGAAGTTAATCCGGGGACCGATAAAGAGCGCCTCGATGCAGCTGTTAAAAACTGGCTAGCGCTAAGTCCACGAAACAAGCGTCCGTCCAACGACACTCGCAAAGGCTAAACAAATGCTATGGGGAGCGCCCTAACAAAGAAAGAGATTTTAAAGGAAATTGTTAAAGCCGGAAAAGACCCTGTATACTTTACGACTAACTATTGCCGAATCTCACACCCCCAAAGGGGACTCATTCCATTCAAGGCGTACGACTATCAAAACGATCTTCTGAGAGACTTTAACGATTATCGTTTTAATATAATTCTTAAGGCGCGCCAGCTTGGAATTTCGACAATTACAGCCGCGTACGTAGCCTGGATGATGCTCTTCCATCGGGACAAGAACATTCTCGTTGTCGCCACCAAACTACAGACTGCCACAAACTTAGTTAAAAAAGTAAAAGCAATAATTAAAAACCTTCCTGACTGGATGCAGATTTCTGCAATTACAGTTGATAACCGCACATCCTTTGAATTAGGAAACGGATCCCAGATCAAGGGGTCCTCAACTTCTGGAGACGCTGGACGTTCGGAAGCCTTATCTTTATTAATCATCGATGAGGCGGCGCACGTTGAAAAACTCTCAGAGTTATGGACAGCTCTTTATCCTACTTTGTCGACTGGTGGTCGGTGCATTGCCCTGTCCACTCCGAATGGCGTGGGTAACTGGTTCCATCAAAACTGCGTGGAAGCAGAAGCCGGCACCAATGATTTTTACATGACCACTCTTATGTGGGATGTGCACCCGGACCGGGACAAGAAATGGTTTCAAAAAGAAACCAGGAACATGTCTAAACGTCAGATTGCACAGGAGCTTGAGTGTAACTTTAACGTTTCCGGAGAGACTGTCATACACCCGGATGATATCCAATGGTATTTGGAACGTGCAATTGCCCCAGAGTATCGTACTGGATTCGATCGTAATTATTGGATTTGGAAAAAACATAATTCCGAAAAGCCACACCTTATAGTAGCGGACGTTGCGCGGGGCGATGGAAAAGATAATAGCGCGTTTCATATTTTTGAGCTAGAAAGCATGGAAGTGGTAGCCGAATATGTAGGCAAGCCCACCCCCGACGATTTTGCTGACATTCTCTACAATGTAGCCGCAGAATACGGCAACCCTATGTTAGTGATAGAAAACAACAATATAGGATATGCAGTACTTAAAAAGCTTCTCGATAAAGGGTATCCTAATCTATACCACTCAACTAAAGGAGATCATCAATACGTTGACCCTGTAACTGCTCAATGGCAATCGAATGTTGTACCAGGATTTACTACGTCTTCCAAAACGCGACCTTTGATTGTGGCGAAGATGGAAGAGTTTATGAGAAACAAACTAATTAAGATTAACTCTAATCGTTTGCTTTCTGAAATGAAAACATTTATTTGGCAAGCTGGACGACCGCAGGCGATGAGGAGCTATAATGACGATTTGGTTATGTCATTTGCCATCGGATGTTGGGTGAGGGATACAGTGATTGTGGAAAGTCAAAAAAGTTTAGAATACGACAAGCAGATGCTGTCGGCGATATCTACTTCAAAAACACAGATCTCCACAACAGTATCAGGAATGAGAAATCATAAAATGACAAAAGACACAAACAGACAATCAGAGGCAGAGAGATTTAATCAGCAGTACTTTTCTCTGATTAAGGGATAAAGAAAATATGGCCGCCAACAGCAAAAATACCCGTAACCCAGCGTCTCCATTATTCAAGCGTTTAACCCGCTTTTTATCAGGACCTATAGTAAACTATCGCGCTCAGATTGCGCGCCAGGAGCGCCGCGGCGACCTAGATAAGTACCGCTATCGTTTCCGCTCTATGAGTGGGCAAGAGTTCAAGCGCGCCGACAACAACATGTCGCAGAACTATAACTTGTTTACGTCGGCAGCCTTTAGAAATCAGAACCGAGCCGAAAGATATGTTGATTTTGAGCAGATGGAATACATGCCAGAGTTGGCATCCGCGTTAGATATTTATGCTGATGAAATGACAACGTCTAATGAGTATGATCAGCTGTTAAAAGTTTCATGCATGAATCTCGAAATCAAAACAATCCTAGAATCTTTGTTTTATGATGTCCTAAACATTGAGTTCAACGCCTTTGGTTGGGCGCGGTCAATGTGCAAGTACGGAGATTTCTTTTTATACTTAGACATTGACGAGCAGATGGGTGTTACCTCAATTATTGGTTTGCCCAATAACGAAGTTGAGAGATTAGAAGGTCAGGATTCCTCAAACCCCAACTATGTCCAGTATCAGTGGAATGGCGCGGGCATGACGTTTGAGAACTGGCAGGTCGCACACTTCCGCATTTTGGGTAATGACCGTCACGCTCCTTACGGAACGTCGGTCCTCGACCCCGGTCGCCGTATTTGGCGCCAGCTTGTACTTCTTGAGGATGCCATGATCGCATACCGTGTTGTCCGCGCTCCAGAGCGCCGCATCTTCCAGATTGATGTAGGCAACATCCCTCCTCAGGATGTGGCACAGTATATGGAGAAGGTTAAAACGGAGATGAAGCGAAACCAGCTTGTAGATGCTACCACTGGGCGAGTTGACCTGCGCTATAACCCACTATCTTTAGAGGAAGACTATTTCATCCCAATGCGCGGCGGCGTCGGCTCAGATATTAAATCGCTCACCGGCGCGAGTTCTCTCAATGACATCGATGATGTGAAGTACATGCGCGACAAGTTATTCTCCGCTATCAAGATTCCTCAGTCCTATTTGACAAATCTTGAGGGCGCGGATGAAGACAAGACGACACTGGCTCAAAAGGACATTCGATTTGCCCGCACGATTCAGCGCCTCCAAAGGTCTATCGTCACAGAGTTAGAAAAGATCGCAGTAGTTCACTTATATACGCTGGGCTTCCGCGGAGAAGATCTCTTGAGTTTTGATCTCTCTCTAAACAACCCATCACGCTTGGCAGAACTTCAGCAGTTAGAATACATGAGAACCAAGTTTGAAACTGC